GCAACACGCGCAGGGTGGTAGATGTCTTACCGATGCCGCCAGGCCCCGTGAGCGAGACGATCGGATGACGATCGTGCATCGCCAATTCCCTCCTCAGTTGTGACTCCAGCTCACTCCGCGCAACGTAACCGCTAGGTTCGGGTGGAATGTTGCAGAAGCAGTCACCTATCTCGTTAAGGTTTCCGAGACCCTCCGTTTCACTTGCAGGAAGTTCTTCCGCTGGCAGGAGATAGTGCTGTGAAGAAACAAACTGTGTGTCACCAGTGATGTATGACAGGATCTCGAACCGCTTTGGCGTAAAACTACCATTAGGCAACAGGAAATCGGATCCCTCTGGGTTTGAATGCAGCAATTCAACGCGCCGCCTTACGTCAAACATGGCATATACGCCGTTCTCAAGCCGCACGTCGGAACGTCTTTTCAAATCAGCGAAGCAGCCGGGATCGCCAGCGAGTACTGTGACACGATACTTACCAGAGAGATTGCGTTTCAGGTAGGCCCATGGCCGCTCGAATAGAGACAGGCCATCCGCTACTCGGTTCACCGACTCCCTCAGCTTAGCGGAAACCATGCCAAGAACGCTGCTGCGCTGGGCGCCATGACCACGTGTCTTGTTCCTCAAGTGTACGAATGCCTCTGCCCAGTGCATTATTGACATGCGACCACCTGCTGCCGGCGGTTCGATCTGCATGCTAAACAAACACTCATGCAACAACTGCGTTGCGTCATAAGCAAGGGTACCCCGGGAAGCTTTCTGGGTCAGCTCTTGGACGTCTGTTTGTGCAGATGGATCGAGATACTGCGAGGATTGCCCCATCAAGACATCACGCAACGCCATGGGCCAGTCGCCGAGACCGTCCGCACGCACGAGATGGTGGCACTGGCGGTAGCGGAGCCGACTACGGTCGTCGCGAACAGCTGCAATCATTCCGGCTGTTATCAGCTTTAGCACGAGTTCGCCGTAGTAGAGCGAAGCCGAATACAAGGTCGTATCCGAGTCTTGGGCCTCAGCCTTCAGTCGTTCTCGCATTCGCTGTATTGGGATGAAAGTCATGTGATCTACCCGGGCAGTAGAGCTTTTTGAGAGCAATTGGCGTCGGACTCCTTGGCTCCAGCTCCAGTAGTATAACCTCTGCAGTACGGAATCGTAAGGTGCGTCCCCATCTTTTCCCATCGCCTGCTCGTCGATATGGCGTGGTTCAGGCTGTTGCTCGTTCGTGGGTTGTGATTCGGCGGCCGCAATGCCGGCACTCGCGCCGGCGAACGATCCGACCGCCCCAGGCCCGCCGCGTGTAGAGCACGTGAAAATGACGGCAGCCGCACTTCGGACACTGGATCCCGCGTTGTTCGTCCGCTTTCTTCTTGACATCCCTGTCGTGCGTCATCGTTTCGCCCTCTGCAGGTCTGATAGTCGGATTCGTTTCCGACCAGTCGGCTTGCACCTCTCGCCGAACACGTCGGCGCCTTCGATCGACGCGGCGACGGCGCAGCCGACCAGGCCGTCGAGCCAGTGGTTGTCGCGGCCGTCGGCGCGGAGCTTCCATTCATCGACCGTTCGGCCGCGCCCCTCGGTCTTCACGCGATACTCGCTGGTCAGGTGATCGGCGAGCAGGCGATGTTGATCAGAGCCGAGATTGAGGCCGGACGCTGTGGAATCACAGGCAATACCCCTGTGCCGCCCACCGAACAACGACAGGCAACCCGAGTCGCCCATAGGCACGGACAGACGCTCGTGAACAAACGATTTCCAGAAGTTGGTGTCGTAGACCACATGCCGAACTGCTCGTCGGCCGGCGATGACCGGGATGCGCCAGTTCAGGCCGACGCGGTCGCCGCGTTTGCGTTGATATTCGTTTAACGGCCGACTCGCCGCGCCGACGTACTTACCGTGGCTCGGCATCACCACGCCGGCGTACTTGTTCTGCCGACAGAATTGATACACGACGTCAGTCGATCTCCCCCAGTTCGCGTCGATCAGGCATCGATCGACCCGCATCGCCGCGCCGTCGTCGCGCCGCCATTCCTTGCCGATCGTTCGTTCGGTGAGTCGCTCCAGGCCGGCGTAGATCGCGGCCTCCAAGCCTGCTTTCGGCGCCGTGCGCTGCAGCGTCCGCTTGATCTCAGGTAGCGTGAAATACCCCGTCCCCTGCTCCGGCTCCGTGCCGTAATCGACCACGTAGCCGGTGAACTCGTCTTCCCACGCCGCCAGAATCCAGAACAGCGCCTTGCCCTGCACGTCGACGAACATCGTCAGGTGCGTACAACCGATCGGGATCTCGCCGCGTTTGTGGCCGTTGAGTTTCGCCGCGATCTGGTCGGCCGTGAGCAACTCGGCGTCTTCCTCGACCTCCGGCAACGGTTCGTTCTGATATTCCGACCAGAACGCTACATCGCCGCGATCGAGACGCAGGTTCATCGCATGCTGCAAGGCAGACAGTTCATCGGGATTCTTTCGCTCGGGCCACGCGACGACGGCGCCGACGTCCATCTGCTCACGATGGAGGCGATAGAACTCGGTCGCCTCGCGCGCTCCGCGATCGGCCCGCATCCCCTCACGCCATAGTTCCGCGTACCGAGTCCACAACGCTTCGTCAGCCGGGAACTCGTACACCATCTTCGTCCGCTCCCCTTGCCACTGCGGGTGCTTCTCCCGATCGAGGATCCGATCCGCCAGGTCCTCGGGTCGTACGACCGTCAACGCCATCAGGCCGGCGATTTTTCGCCCCGGCCCGGCCAAACCCAGAATCGCCCCGGCCAGGATCCGCTCGCGCGTCGCGCATTGAGAAGGCGATCGCGCCGACTCGTCCGTCTGCGGGTCATCGATCAACACCAGCGACGGTCGAATCGACGATCCGTCGGCCCGCTTATGCTTCATCCCGCGAATCCGTCCGGTGATGCCGGCGACCTTGATGATCGCCCCGTTGGATTTCGGACAGCGATTCCCGAGCCATTCCAGCGGCGGCAACGTCGGCAAGACGATCTCGCGCGCCGTCCAGCCGATATGGGTCTGCCTACCGCTGTAGATCTGGCCGGAAGCGCGCTGATGGATCCCCTCCAGCGCGCGCACCGGACCGACCACCTCGGCGAAGTCGTCCTCGAGCAAATCGTTGGATTCCAACTCGACCTTGATCGAATCCAGCATGCCGGCGGCGTGCTCCTCGTCGCTGCCGATCAACGTCACGAACTCACGATGGCCGTAGACCAGCGCCCACAAACACGCCGTCTCGCTAATCGAGGTCTTACCCGATCCTCTGGGCATCGCCATCGCGAACAGCCCGCCCTCGAGCACCGCCCGTTCGATCTTGGCGATCACCTTCAGATGATCATCCGACCACTTCAGGTGGAACGTCAGCGGAAAATACGCCTCGCAGAACAGCCGAAAATCACGTTCGGCGGCGTTCCGCTGCTCGATATTCCGCGGCGGATGTACCCATTCGCCGGTGGCGATGTCGCGTCCGAGCAGGGCCATCTCGCGATTACGCTTCGCCGCGCGTTCCTTGTGTGCTTCGTAACTATCGAGCCCGTCCCGCTCCGGCGGCGGCCGATGGCGTTTGAGGACCAGCCACCCGACGTAACGCGGCAGGTCGATGGTCTTGCCGTCGCCGATATGCAAACCGGCCCGGGCGCGGTGGCGATAGATCGTCCGTTCGCTGGCGACCTCGCCCAGCGGAGTCGAGTTCAGCAACTGCACGAGCTGCGTCGGCATCAGCTTACGCGGGTCAATCGCCACGTCCGGCGCCCTCCTTTACCAGCCACGCCGCGTAGAACACCAGATTGAGCGTTCCGTCCGCATTGGTCGGCGCGCCGTCGGCCACGTCTTTTTCGAGCATCACCACCGTCACGAGCTGGCCCGCCGCGACGCTGAGTAATTGAGCGGCGTCGGCCAACGAAAGGGCCGCCGGATTGAGCTTGCGTTCGTCCATCTACGCCGCCTCCCAGTACGCCTCTCGCGGCCACGGGGCCGCCGTGTGGCGACGTATACGCTCGACGGCGGATTCGATACGCCCGAACTCCAGCGAGAGCGCTCTCAGGCCGATGTTCGGCGGCGACTCGGACCCTCCGTCAAGAATATCAAGAATATCTCGATATTCTGGCATTTCGAGTTGATTCCCGGCCGAGCTCATGGCTTCATGTACATGTAAGCACGACGCGTACGAAACGGAGACAAAAAGATGAAAACGCGAACGACCAAAAAGACGAACACGAAACCCGCCCCGGAGACGCTCGAATGGCTGCTGGCCGCGGGCCGCAACGGCGTACGCCGGATCGACACGCTGAGTTGGGGACGGCTCGGCAAGATCTACCGCTCGCGCAACGCCACCCGCCAGATCCGCCAAGCCATCGAACGCGCCGCTCGACGCTGCGGATACTGCCCGCAAACGATCATGGGATTGAACGCCTGGTAAGCGGAACACGGAGACGCAACGATGAAAACGCGAAGAACCAAAAATACGAACACGCCCGACGCTGAAAACGCCGCCCGCCCGCCTGTCGAGCCCGCCGGCCAATTCGTCGGCGTCGTATACGAAAATCCGAACGTCGACATCGGACGCAACCTTTACAACGAGCGGGTCGTCCGCATCGACTTGCGCAACGCCGACTTCCCCGGCGTGCTCGAAACGAGAACCATCCTGTCGCTCGACGCCGCGATCACGCTCCGCAACATGCTTGACGCCGCCTTCGACGCGGCCGGCGTGGACGATTAACGCCGCCGAAACCCGCCGCGGCGGGTCGCCCGGGCGCGAGAGATCCGGGCCTGACGAGGCGAACCACGGGAGAACGCCATGAAGAAGAACGAAGTGAAAGTCGGCTGCACGTACGTAGCGAAGGTCAGCGATCGGCTCGTGCCGGTGCGGATCGACAGCGTCCACAGCAAGCAGGGCTGGAACGCGACCAACACCAAGACCGGCAAACGCATCCATGTCAAGAGCGCCCAACGGTTGCGGCACGAAGCCAAACCGACGGGCGGTCGTAAAACCAAGGCGCCCGTCGCGGCGTCGGACATTCCCTCGAAGACCGCGCGCGCCGCCGGCGAGGTCGCCAAAGCCGAGCAGGCGGCCGCGAAGGTCGGCCAGATCGTCAACGTCGCCACGAAGGCCGCCAAACCCGCCAAGGTTACGAAGGAGGTCAAGCCCAAACGCATCAGCGCCCTCGACGCGGCGGCCGCCGTACTCGCCGACGCAGATGCGCCGATGACCAGCAAGGCGTTGATCGAGACGATGGCCGCGCGCGGCCTCTGGTCGAGCCCGAACGGCAAAACCCCGCACGCCACGCTCTACGCCGCCATCCTCCGCGAGATCAAGGCCAAGGGCGCCGACGCCCGCTTTCGCAAGGTCGAGCGGGGTCAGTTTGCCGCCGCCTCCTGACGCGAAGCAAACAAAGAGCCCGCCCCTAACGCCTCGGCGATCGACGCCGGGGCGTTGCTTCGGCAGGAAAGGGCCGTTAGACCAACGTTCGGCCGCTGTTATCACCCGCCCGAGATTGCGCAATCCTCGCTTGCCATGGTTACACGTGGTATATACAATAGATATACAGCCACAGGAGATACGCCCATGGTGAAAAGACTGACTCAGCACGGCAACAGCTACGCTCTGATCATCGACAAGGCCATTCTCGAATTGCTCAAGATCACGCCCGAGACGCCGCTCGAACTGTCCACCGACGGCGAATCGCTGACCGTCGCGCCGGTGCGTGACCGTAAGCGGCGAGCACGCTTCGAGGCGGCGCTTGAGAAGACGAACAAACGCTACGGCCGCGCCCTCAAGAAGCTGGCGGAGTAGGCGCCGATGACGCCCGAACACCTGCACGCGAACGAAGTAATCTACATTCATCAGGACCAGATCGAACGCTACGGCGGCGACGCCTCGATCCGCGACACGGGCTTGTTGATGTCGGCGGTCGCGGCGCCGCAAGCATCGTATGGCGGCGAGTTGCAGCATCATGACCTGTTCGAGATGGCGGCGGCGTATATGTTCCATATCGTTCAGAATCACCCCTTCGTGGACGGCAACAAACGCACCGGCGCCGCGGCGGCCTTGGTGTTTCTGGAGATGAACGACGTCGAGATCGAAGCTGATGAAGATGATCTGGTCGAGTTGGTTCTGGCCGTCGCGCAAGGCGAAGCCGATAAGCGCCGGATCGCGGAGTTTCTGCGGTGCCGCGCAAGTCGATAAGCCTGCACAGGTAAAGTAACCTTGACTAGCGAGCGATTTGAGGAAAGTCAGCTTTACCAGCGAGTTAGGTGTACCATGACTTATTGCTTGCTTGCCGGCAAACGATCGTTTCATAGCAGGCTCTGCCAAGAACCGTTCGTTTCTTAGTCGGCGGTCACGCGAAAAGAGCGATCGCCGGCGCCGCCATGTCAATCCGATAGATTCCACAAACCTCTCCAGATTCTCACGGGTAATGAAACCTGATCACTCGGAGACAACGGCGTCCCGCGTCTGCCGCTCCGCCTCCCGCCCCGCGAATTCAGACCAACGTTGCACAATCACATCGCAGTACGCCGGGTCGATCTCCATCAGGTACGCCCGCCGTCCGGTCTGTTCGGCCGCGATCAGCGTTGAGCCGCTGCCGCCGAAGAGGTCGAGCACGTTCTCGCCGACGCGCGACGAGTACTGAATCGCGCGCACCGCCAGTTCGACCGGCTTCTCGGTTAAATGCCGCATGCTCTGCGGATTGACCTTCTTGACGTGCCACAGGTCGGTCGCGTTGTTCGGCCCGAAGAACTTGTGTCCGGCGCCTTTCTTCCAGCCGTAGAAGCAAATTTCAAACGCGCCCATGAAGTCTTTTCGCGTCAGCACCGGATGCTGCTTGTCCCACACCAGCCCCTGTGAAAAGTACAGCCCGGCGGCCTTCAGCGGCGCCGGATAGTTGCCGAGATTCGCATACCCGCCCCAGATGAAAAACGATCCGCCCGGCTTGAGCACGCGCGACGAGTTCTTGAACCACGCCAGCAACATCTCGTCGAACGCCTCGGGCGAGACGAAGTCGTTCTCTAGCGGTCGATCCTTGGGCCGCATCTTGCGATGCGTGGCTTTCGCCTTTTCGGGATGGCGTTCGAGGTCAAGCTTCTGGTGATGCTTGATCCCCGTCTTGCCGCGCGCGACGTCGAAGCCGCCGTGATGGCGTCCTTTTGCATCGAGCGCTTTCGCGTCGCTCTTGTCGCCGGAGAACGACGACAACCCCGCCGCGATCGCATTGTTGGAGCGCGGCTCAACCTTCACGTTGTACGGCGGATCGGTATTCACGAGATGGATCGCGGTCCCGTCAACCAGCCGATCGACGTCCTCGATGCTGGCGCTGTCGCCGCAGAGCAGCCGATGCTCGCCCAGGATCCACAGGTCGCCGCGTTGCGTGATCGGATCGTCCGGCGGCTCGGGAACGTCGTCCGGATCGGTCAGCCCCGGCGTCACGCCGGCGGCCGCGTCCATCAGCTGCGACAGTTCGTCGGCATCGAAGCCCAGCAGCGACCAGTCGATGCCGGCGTCCCGCAGTTCCGCCAACTCCAGCGGCAGCAGCTCAAGATTCCAGTCAGCCAGCTCGGCGGTCTTATTGTCGGCGATGCGATACGCCCGAACCTGCTCAGGTGTCAGGTCGCGCGCCACATGCACCGGCGCCTGTTCGAGCCCCAGCTTCTGCGCCGCCTTCCAGCGCGTATGACCGCAGACAATTACTCCGGCCTCGTCCACGACGATCGGCTGGCGGAACCCGAACCGCCGAATCGACTCTGCCACGGCGTCCACCGCCGCATCGTTCAGACGCGGATTATTCTCGTACGGCTTGATCTCGGCCAACGGCCGTTGTTCAACCTGCATCACGTCCATCGTTCAGACCTCCAGTGTCTCGTTGATCCAGACGCCCCCCGTAGCGGCCCTGTGCCGCGAGATAGCGCCCAGTGCGTACGGGCGTCCCCGGGGTGGCGGGATTTCCCGCAAAAACGCCCCTGGCGCGTCCTGAGGGCGGTTTTTCGTACTCCGCCTCCAGAAACAAACCCAGAGATCCAACGCGGCTGTTCCCGTAGACCTATCGAAGAAAGATTCGCCCGGAAGGAACCATCGATCGTTGCATCGATTGCGCTTGATTGCACCCCGTTGCGATAACGCACTCGACTGGCCGTCGCAGCACACCGTGGCGTTCGTTGTGCTCCCCCAGCCTTGTAATTGACAGCGCCGAAAGAAGTGAAAGAAGATGGAAAGAAGTTAGAGATATAAGTATATATATAATATATATTTAGGAAATATATATTACCTTCTTTCCTTCTTTCCCTGCTTGTTCCATAGTCTATATCTCTCTCCGCTTCTCCCCTGATTCTGTTTTTCTTCTTATAGAGACACTCACTGGGAAAAAAGGAAAAAAGGAAAGAGGCTCCGCCTACTCGATTAACGCAGCACATAGGTCTCCTTCGTGCGACCGGCCGTCGGTGTCGCTATTTCCGTGATTGCTCCGGTTTCAACTAAATTACTCAGAATGTCCGCCCGTTCCCGTATCGTGAGCCGGCGGGTTTGCCGGCACAGATCGGTTCGTGATATCTCTCCGCCAGCGTCGGCGATGAGGCGGAGCACTTTCTTCTGCTGTGCATCGAAGCGACCCTCAGAAATCCACAGGCTCGCCAGATGGATCACGCGACGGGTTGTGTATGCCGATAACTCGCAGGCCCACTCGGCCGCCGCTCGATCGATTACAGGCAATTCCCCTTTGGAGATCTGATCGCCGACCACTGAGCAAGCGTAGACCAACGCCAGCCGACAGGCTTTCTCCTCGACGCGCGCCCAAAGCGAGTGGACTCGGTCGTCGCCGTTCGCCAACTCGTCATCCACGCGCGCGGCCAGATCGTCGAATACGACGATCGCATCCGGAGTCGCCTCGATAAGCAGCGGTTCGGGATGCTCGCGCCGCAGATTACCGCCCGGTGAGAATTCTCCCCATGCTCGGGCCGTATCAACGATCGAAGGGGGGACGGGACGTTCGATCGCTCTGACGCGTTCAGGGAGCGCACCGGCTTCCATCACGATCAGCCTGGCCACGAACCCGTCGCTGAGGCTGGCCACGGTCAACGATTCGTAGAAGTGGGCCGGGACGGAAGTGTTGTGCATGCAGACGCATGGTTGATCGATCGATTTGTTCTGCTTCGCGTTCGCATACGCCTTGCCTCGGAAAACCGAGTCCGCCGTCGAATACAGCTTCATCAACACCGTGAGCACGTTGTACAGGTGCGGCGCTTTCTTCGGATCGCCGATCGTACGCAGGAAGCGGCCGAATTCGTCGATCTGGAACAGGCTCGCCGGCGATTGCTCCACGGCCGTGACCAGGCCGGCGTCGCTGGCGATTTCGTCGTTGGCTTCCAGGCTTTCGAGCCCGGCTTCGAACAGAATGCGTCGATTGATCTTGCGCGCGTGTTCCTTGCCGTGTCCGGACTCGGCGATGCTGACCAGATACAGATTGGTTCGGTTGCCGCGATCGTCGCGGACCTTACGGGCCGCCAGGATCGCCTGCAGGCTGATCGCGCCGGCCAGTGCAAGGATCGGCTGCGGTCGTGAAGCGGTCTCCAGGTTGTGTTTGATCACGTCGTTGATGAATCCGGGCACGTCGAGCAGATGTTCTGGCAGCGGCCCGGGATCGTCCGGATTGGTCGCCGATGCCCGATCCTGGGCGTAATGATCCTCGGCCGCGGCGGTCGCGAACTGGTCCGGCTCGTATCGCGCGATGTTCGCGGCCACACGGTCGACTTCGCGCTCGGGCAGCGGCGGGCTGCACCGATCGACGTTGATTTGATGCAACGCCGCCTGCAGTTCCGCATGCGACATACCGACGCGTCGCATTACGCCGGCCAAGCGGGCTAGCGTCGCATTCCGTTGTCCATCGGGGATCGGATTACCGTCGCCGATGGACGTGGTTACGGAAGCCTGGGCGATGGTATCGAGCCGTTCGGTCAACCACGCCGGCGGTTCGGGGAGTTCGGCGGGCGGGGCGTCAAGCTCGTTGAGCCACTGGTATCGTTTGCCGATGACGATCGACGGCGCCACCAAGATGTAACCGCCGTCGGCGCGCGTATCGACTCCGGAGGCGAGTGTTTTCTCGGTGTTGCGCCAGCCGCGTCCCTCGGGCTGTCGGTAAATGATGTGTCGACCGCCGCGCGGCGTGATCGACGCCGGCGCGTTGTCCAGGTTGGCCAGTTTCTCCTGATCCCCTGGCCAATCACTCTCGGGATCATCGATATCGACGGCGATCAGACCGTCCGTGCGAATCGCGATGTTCGCATCAGGCCAGCACGTCCACCATGATTCAATTTGCTCCGCATCCGTCGTTGCGTCGAGCAGTCCATGCTCCGTGAGCGGCCGTTTCTCATTCGGCGCGCACGGTAACACCGGATAGCCGAGATCGGCGTACACCAGAGCGGCTTGGAGCAGGTTGGAGGCCATTCGCGGCGGTTAGTCCTTTCGCACAATCGGGACGATCGACCAGACGGACACGGTCGGTTCGGGGAACAACGATTCGACGTCGAGTTTGCGACGCCCGTTCACGATCGCGCGTTGCGCCCGCCGGCGAGTGGCAAAGAGCGACGCCCTGGCGCCGTCGCGCAACGACTGTCGCACTCGTTTTGTGTTCGGATCCCTGAACGGTGTTCGAGCCTGGGGAAAGGCATTTCTCAAGACGATGTATCCGACGATCATCAGAAGGGAACCTCCGACATGTTGATTGGCGGGGCGATTTCGGATTCGATCTCAACGGTTTCTTGATCGGCGAACGCCCAATGCACCGACCCGGTCGGTGCTCGATTCGATTTGAGCTTGAGGCTGTGGCGGGCGCGGCAGATCGCCGCCGGCGGGATCTCTGAATCCTGAGCTTCAGCGAAAATCTCTGCCATGAGCCGCGGACCGTTTGCGAGCATTTCCACGACCAGACACTCGGCGTCGGACACGACCTCCGAATCCAGTTTAAGCCGAGGGATTCCGTTAAGTTCGTACTCGGTGACACGATCGAACCGTTCGCCCGCTTTTCGCTCAACCGTGATTTGAGCTGGAGCGGCGATAAAATCCGCGTCGAAATAAAGCAGTTCACATGCTTCGTCCGCCGTATCGGGAATCGGCTCGTGCGAACGCGCGCGCCACCAGCGGACGGCTCGTTCACGCGCATAGCCCGTATGCTCGAAGCACACCCATTCGGAGACGTAGTTTTGCCAGCCGATCTGGTAATCGACTCGCAGCGTCTTCGGCGCCTCCTCGGCGGCGTTGCGTTTCGTGTGGACGGAGTAACGGACCTCCTCGACGGCGTAATCCGTATAGGTCGCTTGGCCCGACAGGATGCCCTCCTCGGTCGCCGTCGCGTCGTGCGATTGACGTTCAGGATCCGGGAATTCGTGACCACACTCGGGGCAGACCGCGTAGCCGGCGGCGATGAGCGCGTTGCATTGCGGACATTCCTTCGCCGGCGGTTCGTCCTGGTCGTTGGATTTACGTTTTGGCGGCGCCGTGATCGCCAGTTGATCGACCGGGCCATGGCGAACCACGTTCTGGCCGAAGTCCAAAACCAGACAGTCGGTCTTGCCCGGATGCAACCGGAATCCGCGACCGACCATCTGGTAGTAGAGCCCCGGCGACAGCGTCGGACGGAGCAGCGCCACGCAGTCGATGTTCGGCGAGTCGAATCCCGTCGTCAGCACGTTGACGTTGCAGAGATACTTGAGATCGCCGTTGCGGAAGCGACGGAGCAGCGATTCACGCTCGAACGGCAGCGTCTCACCGCAAACAAAGCCGCATTCGAGGCCGTGACGCTCTTCAAAGATTCGCACGATGTGATTGGCGTGCTTGATGCCCGAAGCAAAGATCAGCACGCTCTTGCGCTCCTGAGTGCATTCGACGATCTCGCGACAGGCCGAGACGACCAGTTCGTCGTCGTCCATCAGAATTTCGACTTCGCCGGCGACGTACTCGCCGGCGCGTACATGCAATCCGGACGTATCCGGCTTGCGTTTGCCGGCCTTGGTATGCAGCGGGCACAAATAGCCCTGGACGATCAGCTCACGCACGCCGATCTCATAGCAGACGGCGTTCAGAATGTTGTCGGAGGCGCAGATCGCGCCGGCTTTCATCCGGAACGGCGTCGCCGTCAACCCGATCACACGCGCCTGCGGATTGATGGTTCGCATATCGCCCAGAAAGTGGCGGTACATGCCCTCGCCGTCCGGCGCTATAAGATGGGCTTCGTCGACGATGACCAGGTCGAACGCGCCCACGTCGCAAGCACGCTTGTACACCGACTGAATCCCGGCGATCGTCACGGCGTAGCCGGTATCGCGTCGTTTCAAGCCGGCCGAATAGACGCCGAACGGCACGTCGGGCGCGATCGCCTGCAGTTTCTCGGCCGCCTGCTCGAGCAGTTCCCTGGCGTGCGCCAGGATCAACACGCGTCCGGACCAGAGCTGGACCGCATCGCGACAGATCGTCGCCATGACATGAGTTTTGCCCGAAGCTGTTGGCAAGACGACGCACGGATTGTCGCCATGCTCGCGCAGATGGCGATATACCGCTTCGACGGCTTCACGTTGATAGGGTCGCAACTTCATGAGCCGCCATTTCTCCGATCGCCTGCTCCAGAACCAACTCGCGATGACCATGACGCCGCAACAGCGACCGGCCCGCCAGGCGCAGTTCCGCTTCGACGTGATTGAACGCATCCATCGCCGCGCGATCGCGGTTCTTCTCGCGGCGATTGACCGGCCGATTCTCGAACCAGTCGGCCACGGCCACGTACCGCAACGCCGCGCCGAGCAGCTCAGATTGCCTTACCGCTTCGTTTCGCATTGTTGCTCCTCGATCGACACGACCACTCCGCCGCCGCGCATCACCGGGCCGCGCGTGATCTCCAGCGCGTCGATCTGGCCGTCGTTTTCGTAAACCCCGGCGTGCTCGAGCGCGTCGAGCAGCGCCTTCAGTCGGTTATCCAGATCAAAGTGACGCCGATCGGGCGGGTACAGGACGATCGACGCCTTCAACCGCCCGCGCAGCGGCGGCGATCGCCGCGCCGCGAGGCGCGCCATCACTACGGTGCGATAGCGCCGGCCCTCGCGACTGATCAGCGTCCGAACGCCCACGCGCCGGTAGTAGTGATTCACGCTCGGCGGAAAGGGCAACTCGATGATTTGCGTCAACGCTTCCATGGCGGAGTCTTTCCACCAGCGACGGCGCCCGCCGATTCCGGCGCCGGCGCGGCGGCGCCTTTCTTCGCGTAGCCCGTGACCTTGTTGGCCAGTTCGCCGTTGTCGTCGCGTTTCTTCATACCGACCTTGACGACCAGCGGGACGTTGTGGAGTTCGACGCTGTCCTTCGGCGCCATCACGCCGATCACCCGGCAGATCGCCGACAGCCTGGCCCGCGCGATGCGCACCGTTTCCTGGTTGGGATGCTCGAGCACCAGGTTGTCGAAGATCTTGCGGTCCTTGTGATCGCCGTCGACGACCTGGAAAGTCAGCTTCAGAAACTTGCCCTTGCCGTTCGAGGTCGGCTTCATCTCCGATTCGATCAGCGCCGCGAGATAGTCGCCGCTCGGCAACGGTTGCCGCGTGACCTCCGGTTCGACTTGGTTAGCGTCAAAATTGTTCAGATTCGCCATGGGAATTAAGCTCCTTGTGCAACGGATTCGGGTTCAACGGCCAGCGGGTTCTCACCGCGTACGAACGCGGCGAATACGTCGTAGTTCAGGGGGATCTCGTCGGGCAGGTTCAACCGGTTCTTGGCGACGTGCGCCGGGCGATCGGTCGTACGGACGACACGTTCGCCGGCGCCGACGCCCTGGACGCGTTTGCGATCGAAGCCCTGGTCGGTCGTCTTGGTGAACACGCGAAAATTGGCGAACAGCACCTCGTCGCACCAATCGCGTACGTAGGCCGAAGCGGATTTGTGCAGGCGCGGCGAATAACGGTCGTAAGAATCGGTCTCAGGATCGTCGAACTTCTCGATCTTGGAGTGCGCGACCAGGATCACGGTCATGTTTCGGTCGTTGCGTAACGCGGTCAGACCCGCGATGAAGTCGCGCCAATGATCCAGCGCGAACGCGTACCCCTTGGCGTACCCGATGTCCTCGATCGATTCGACGCCGCGCTCCTCGCAGACCTTGGCCCAGATCAGCCGTTCGACCCAGTCGAGCGAATCGACCACGACCGTCTGGAAGTCGTGCTTTTCGCTGTACAGAACGGCCAATGCGTCGATCACGTTTCCGAACGACTCGGCCAGCGGGAAGCGGCGGCAATCGATGTCGCCGAGCCCGTCCTCGGTCGATATGAAGATCGGTTTTTCCGCCATGGCGCCGAACGTGGACTTGCCGACGCCGTGCGGACCGTAAAGCATGACTCGGCGGGGTCTGGGCAGTTTGCCGGTTTCGATTTGTTCCAGAAGATTCATGTGGTTTTCTCCATGTTGGTTATGTGATGATGAATCCAGGCGACGGCCGACGCGGGGAGTCCAGTTTGCCGGCCTTCCATGGCCGAACGCGCCGTCCTGCCGCCGCCCGGAATTACAGTTGATCCACCTGACGCAACTCCTCGTACCGCGTGAACCAGTCGCCTTCGCGATTGCATGTCAGAAGCTCGCGCATCGCCCGTTCGTTCTGCTGCTGAGCCTGCGCCAATACCCAGGGCTGGATGTGCCAGATGCCGCAACGAAACGGCTCGCTTTTCTCGACGGCCACGATGTAAACGGGGATCGGCTTGTCGCGTATCAGGAATGCCGACAGAACCGCGTGATAGAAGGCGAGCTGGTGAACGTACTCGTACTCGCGTATCTGGGCTTCGAACGCATCGAGATCGCGAGATGTCTTCAGGTCAACGATGCCTTCGTCAGGATTCAGCCAGTCGATCCGGATCTGGCATTTGTGCCCGAGGTAGTCCGCCCGCGCCACGCCCTCGGCGACGCCGTCCGAGAGCAACGCGCCGGCGACGGCGTGGTCCTTGACCGCCGCGGCCATCTGCTCGACCGTCGCCGCCTGCGTATCGCTCAGAACAGCCTTGTCCTGCGACGCGGCCCACTCCTGGAATTTCTTGGTCTTTTCGCCGTAGGGATTGCCGGTCTTAGGATTGATCGGCCCGCCGATCGCGTACCGCTGTTTGTATTGCTCGCGCTCCTCCAGGATCAACGCATGCGCCGCGCGCCCCTGCAGGTAAGCGGCGGTGTCGATATCCGGAATCAATCCGACGTCGCGCCGGCGATAAAGCAACGGACACCGCCGAAACTCCGCCAGCTTGTGCGAGGTCAGGTAATGCGAGCGTTTCGCGTGATACACGTCCTCGGGTTCGCGAATCAGCGACCGAAGATCGATCCGCGCGGATTTGTCGTTAGTAACGGTCATGCCTGATTCCTCCGAATAAATGTTGCGGCGAAAGTCACCCTGGCCGAGCGAAATATGTGGAAATGCCTGGCCCGTGTTCGGGGCGCCAGGATGAGTGGAGTCGTTTATCACGCCACTCTCCCTTCGCTGCCGGGATCGGGATTGCGCCGGGCGCGGCGGATCTGGATTGACGACTCGCCGAACTCCCGCATCGCAAAACCAACGAAGACGCGAACCACCGCCGCGCCGACCTCCGTGCCGGCGTCGACGGCGATTACGCGTCGCGCTTCGTCCACGCGGTATCCGGCGTCCAGGCGAACGCGCGCCGAACCGAACAGCCCTTCCGCCGCGATCAACGCCAGCTGAAGCGTCATCTCCGCCTCTTCCAGCGGGATTTGCTCGGCGAACTCGAATCGGTAGCCCTCTGCGGTCATGTTTTCTCCAGTTCCGGATCGCGCCGGCCTCTGCTGGTTACTTACGCCGTTTGTGCGCGACATGTCCGGAAACCTCACAAATCCCCCAGACCGGCGTCGTCGAAATGCCGGCGGATCTCCTCGATCGCTTTGCGGACCTGGCGCCGGGACATGTCCAGATCGCGCGCCACCGACGCCGGGGCGCCGCACGTCAGTCGGCGGCAGATTTCGCGCAAGTCGCGCGGCAAGCCGCGCACGGCCCGCTCAACCGCCTCGGCGCGGTCTCTGACTGTCACGGGCTCGTCTGGACTGGTCCCCGTACGCCGGCGCGAATCAGCCTCGGTCAGCAGGTCGCGTGGTGACGCGGCGGCGCCGTCCGCCTGCGTTACCGGTGTATCGAGCGACGCCGGCGCCTGCCCGGCGCCGCGCTTGATGCGGTTACGATCGCGCAGAATCGTGGCGACCGCCGAATCGACTACGCGACTGACGAACGTCTCCAGCGACGCGCGTCCGGGATCGAAACGGCCGACCCGTTGAAGCAGGAAGCACGCGAGCTCCTGCTCCAGGTCGTCGTAATCCGACCGGCTGAAGCCTGGGCGAATCGTCATTTGTCGGGCTTTGATTCTGATCAGGCGTTGCGTGTACTCGTGGAGAAGTACTGAGGAATGAAGATCGGCCATCGGGCGCCTCCGGGGCCGGAGGCGGGCGCCGTACAGGCGTTAGTCGATGGGGGCGCGCAGGGAGGGCGCAAAGCAAAAGCCGTTGAGCATTCGCCGATATCGACGACACCCAACGACCTCCGCTTCGCGGCCAGTGCGTTAGCGAGTCAGTTAAACAAGTTGGCGGTACTCCAGAGTACGCCTACGCGACGTCCTCTTCCGTAATCAGGTTTACGGGCAATCCGTCCTGAATCTCGATGCTCACGATCACGCCGTCCCGGATCGTGCGGAGCTGCGCGATTAAGTCGCGATGTTGCTGCTTGAGCCTGAAATCCTCCCCGACCGCGTGAATACAACGCCCGCGATCGGGCTTTCCGAGCCGGTGTCTCCGCCGTGCTCTTGGCGCCTTCTTAAGTACGAGTTCCCCGTTCCGCACACGGAGATTCGTGAGGCAGCCGTAGCGGATGCGCCGCGCCATTTCGATCAGACGCTGCTCGCTCGGCTTAAGCATGGTTTTGGTGGTCCCGGTCGCGGGCGGATGCCGCGACCCCGTTTGCGAAGTGGCGCTGCTCATTATCCCAGTCCCATCTGAGGTGTAACCTGAACTCTAAACCCGCCGTTTAGAGAAACGGGGCTCCATCCATGGAGCCCCGATGACTACCTGCGACGTAACAGCAATCCCAGTTGTTCGAGCCGGATCCGCATCGCCTGGGACGAAACCTCAAACAGCGCGGCCAGGGGCCGGGATACAGACTCGAACATCAGATCAGGAAACCTGTCCGGATCGCCGTTATACGTGCTTATAGCTTCTATAGTTCTCGCCCCGGGAAGGCGCTCGCGAAGGAGATTCAGCGTGACGGGCCTCGGCGCGCCGAAATGCTCTTCCCACGCCGCCATAATCAGATGTCGCGGCATCAGCAGGCACGCGGCAAAGTAATTCGCCTGCCACTCGATCGACATGCGCGCTTCGCCTGACCGGCTGAGATACGACGCCGGACCGCTGAATCCGCGAGCCGCGCTGACATCCGGCGCTCGGCCGAGGAAGCGACGTCGGTGCAATCGCCAGTGCCCCGCCTCGTGCGCTAACGTGAACCGATATCTTCCGGTCTTGGACGGCGATTCCGCTGGATCCAGACTACGATCGACGCCGATGCGTTTCCGCCGCACCCATAGCGCGCCGTGAACGTCGCCGGCTCCGAACAGCTGTCGCATATCCATGAACTCGATCGTCAAGCCCAGGTGCAGTTCCACGATCTCGTCGATCGGGATCGGCGGGGCCACGGCGCCGCGATGTTGTTCATATTCGTGAAGCAATCGCTGCGCAACCGTCTCGATACGCGGCTTGGCGAGTCGCGGGACGTCCTCGCGGTCAATGATCGCAGCCCCGTTCATTGCTCGCTTCCTTCCTGCTTCATCCGGCGAACCTGTGCCGTTATGGCGCGCAGCTGCCCGGCCGTCAGACCATTAACTTCCCGCAGCAGTTCCGGCACCTCGATCGGCCGGCGCCGGATGATGGACGGCAGATCCGCCGGCACGCGCCCGGCCAGCGCGATCAGCGGATCGGGATGTTCTTCCAGGATAACGGCCATTTGCGTGACGCGCTCGACCGTCGGCGGCGCCAAATTGCCCTGTTCGATTTGCGATAAGTAGGTCGGGCTGACGCCGACGAGCTGGGCGAACCGTCGCAAACTCAGATCGCATTCGAGCCGTCTGGCGCGGATGAACTCGCCGAAGGCGGTTTCAGAAGACATGGTGCTTTGGATCGGGCGTACGCATTCGGCAGCGGCCCGCGTCGGGCGCTCCGCGCAGTTCTCGCAGACACGGTTCATGGCCGTATCCTCATCTGTATCACGCGAGACGCGGTCCGCGCGCTGCGCGCACCGCTGGTCGCGTATGCTGGGTCAAAGCCGCCGACGGTCCCCATCCTTGGGTGGCGATTCCGTGGCCTGCCGTCGGCCGGTCATGGCTGGCATCGGCTACGCCGCAGCCGATCATGTGTTAGGGTAGTGTTAGCATGTTGATATGTCAAGCGCCGATTTTACTTTTTTACCGAAAGACGCGGTTCAACAGGCTGTCGCATGGTCGAGGATTTGTAAGAGGCCGCGCGGTTGAGCGGCTCTTTGCGTGCAGGGCTGCGGCATATGCGAAGCCGGTCATTCTCCAGAATTCAGCGTTCATATATAGGATGCATCAGGCTCATGATCAAGCGAACAGGGCGCCGATAGCAATTTAATATCACCGTTTCACGAGAAAGCAAATGAACCAGTCGCTTTGGCCGGCCCGAAACATAGCGGAACATGCGTACTGCCCGCGCTTGTTCTACTACATGGCGGTCGAAGGCGTCTTTCTGCCGAGTGCGGACACGGAACACGGCGTCGGCGTCCATCGACGCGTGGATCACGCGAGCGAGGCGCCGACTAAGCCTAAAGCAGCCCTCTCACGACGTGGAAATTCCCGGAAACAAGTCGCCAAGTTGGAGGACGAGGAAGTTGACGCGGAACGCCCGGTTTCTGTACGCAGTTTGGCGCTGAGCAGCGAGCGTTTGGGCGTCACCGCAAAACTCGACCTGGCCGAGATCAACGGAACACGCGCGGTTCCCGTGGAGTACCGCAAGGGGCGACCGAACCGTCACGGCGAGGTTGACACAGCGTGCGACGAGATGATGGCGCCTCCGCCGCGGAAGCCCGCCGTGACGCCATGGCCGACGGATCGCGTACAGGTCGGTCTGCAGGTTCTGCTGCTCGAGGAGGCCGGCTACACTGTTCCTGAAGCAATCATCTACTATGCTGCCGAGAAAAACCGTGTTCGTATCGTCGTCGATGACGAACTGCGCCAGTATACGCAAGCTGAGCTCGACTCCGCTCGGCGAACCGCGAGCGGCTCTCGGCCGGCGCCGCTCGTAAACGATCCGAAGTGTCCGCGCTGTTCGCTTCAGCCGATCTGCCTGCCTGACGAAATAAACCACGCTCGAGCTGCTGCGACATCTTCCCCCGGCGAATCGACCGCGAAAACAGTCAGTCCACGGAAATTATGGCCGCCGCGTGACGACGGCGTTCACGTCGTGCTACAACGCCAAGGAGTCCGCGTCGGCGTACGCGGCAAGTCCGTACGTGTGACCGACAAAGACGGCGCGTTGGTTCGAGACATGCCGCTTGCGAATCTCGAATCGCTGGCGCTCGTCGGCGGCGTGCAGGTATCGACGCAGGCGCTTCAAGTCTTCGCCGACAAACAAGTCCCCGTCGCGTTTCTGACAGGCGCGGGGCGATTGGCGGCGATGATGGATCCGCTCGGCCCGACGAGCGCCATGGTTCGCTCCGCACAGGTGCGCGTTTTCGATCAGATACCGCGGGCCCTCGAACTCGCCCGAGCCGTGACGATTGCGAAAATCGCCAACCAGCGCACGCTTCTAATGCGGAACCACGATAACCTGCCTGGTTCCGCCGCCGCCGAGATGCAGGAGTGCATGGCCGGCGCCGAGCATGCCGACACGCTCGACGTACTGCGCGGCTACGAAGGCGCCGCCGCCGCGATCTACTTCAAGCACTTCGCGGGCATGTTCAAGGAGTGCGCCCGGGATGTCGCCGCACGATTCGACGCCAGCGGCCGCCAGCGCCGTCCGCCGCCCGATCCGATCAACGCCGTGCTGTCGTTCGGCTACTCGATGCTCACGAACGAATGCACGGCGGCGTGTCGCCTTGCGAGCCTGGAGCCGACTATCGGGGCGCTGCACGCCACGCGGCCCGGCCGGCCGGCGTTGGCGCTCGACCTGGTGGAGCCGTTTCGCCCATTGATAGCCGACTCGGTCGCCGTCTCCGCATTCAATCGCGGGGAACTCACGGCGGGGCATTTCCTCGACACGGCGGCGGGCTGTGCCTTGACCGACGCCGGCCGTAAGGCGTTTTTTTCAGTCTATGGCCGTCGCATGGATACGGAAGTGACGCACCCCGTATTCGAGTACCGCCTCTGCTACCGCCGCATGTTGATGCTGCACGCCCGGCTCATCGCGGCGTGGCTGCTCGACGAGGCGCCGACGCTGGCGTTTCTGACGACGCGATGATCAGAGCCGCGACCATGAGCGAGCGGGCAAGCGCGAGAGCTTAATAGCCCCGCGATCGTGAGGGGCACGGGTGAGCGCGAGTGCTTAACAGCGCCGTGATCGCTCGAGATTGCGCCAGCCCTGAGATGGATATGCCGCGAACGACTCATGCCTGATTGCTGACGACTGGTAACTGAGGGATTCCCATGCGCCGCTGCTACCTGGTCTGCTACGATGTCCGCTGCCCCAAGCGCCTCCGTCGCACGCACAAGCTGATGAAAGCCTACGGCGAGCCGTGGCAATACTCCGTCTTCTACTGCACGCTCAAAGATATCGACCGCGTTCGGCTGGAGAACGAGCTCCGCGAGATCCTGAACCTCAAAGAGGACCAGGTCCTGATCGTCGATCTCGGCGCTAACGAAGACGCCGCCCGGGAGTCCGCTATTGTATTAGGGCCTTCACCCCCTGAACAAGAAGAGGGAATTGTGGTAATATAATCTCCCGCGCGGACCTATTTAACTCGGCCCGCGACAGATCGAGCTCCAGCGATAAGAATGCGCAGAGGGGGCTCGGGGAGGTGTTGAGCGATGGCGAAGGACACTAACACTTCTGCAGCAGCGTCTGTTCAGACGAAGATCGATTTCCCAACCACCCAGCGGGCATACACGCTTCGCCTGCGCGGAGCCGATCCCAGCGATCAATCCTGGCGTGATGCCCTATGGGCGACGCACGAAGCGATCAACAATGGCGCCAAGGCGTTCGGTGACTGGCTGCTAACGCTACGTGGCGGTCTCTGCCACACTCTTGCTAATGAGCCCCCGGTCGATGAGCCCCGGCTCAAGGCCGCACGCAAAGCACTCAGCGCGGAGTTCAAAGGCAAGAAGGATGAAAGTGGCAAGGTTCTTAAGCCCACAGACCAACAAGTACGTGAACGAGCAGAGGCTGACCGACATGCCCGCATCCGCAATCGGCGCATCCTGCTTGCGCTATCATGGCTCAGTGTGGAGGACGAGGACGGGGCGCCAAAGGGCGATGTTCGCGTTGCCTCGGGACGGGACAGTTCCCCCAAACGAAACGACAAGAAGGTGGTCACGG